CCGTCTTTTAATATTTCAACTTTACGCTTGTTTCCCTTTATATCGGCAAACTCAAGCCTATACTTTACACCGTATGCCATTAACCTATCCTATTACGTCTTTTTTTTGTCCTTTCAAGTGAAACATATAAATCGTCTCCCCTCAACTTAAATTCCCCGCCAACTTGAACGCTATTGCCACCCGTATCGCCTAGTAATGACTTTAATTTATCTAGTGGCGCAATTACTTCCGGGTTACTTCTAGCGCCCGCATATTCGCCAACTAACCCTAGAGTTGGAGACGAAACAATACCGCCATTTGCAAAAGCGGTAGCACCTCCACCAATTTTTAAACCGCTTAGTTCTCCAAAAATTTTCTTAAAACCAAATTTTTCAACTAAACTAGCATTGCCACCAAACCCACCTAATAAAGCACTTAAAACGGCAGCTGCGGCGGCAGTAGCTAATAATCTTTTTAAAAGACTTTGTAGCATATTAGCAAAACTGTTAAAGAAACTTTCCCCGCTTAACATAGCTTCAAAAGAATTAATTAACCCCGTTGATATTTCATTGAAATAACCTCCAAAAGTATCTTTTAGTTCTTTAGTTTTTTCGTTTAATATCTCAAATTTAAACAAGACATTATCTAATGGCAAAGTTATATTGTCATTGAATAATGGATTTTTAACCGCAAAAGATTCATCTAAACTAGAAGAATTTTTTTGTTGAGAAGTGCCGCTTTTTTTACTTCCAAATAAATTGCTGAATTTATCTTTAACATAATCAACCGCATTTGAAATTCCCGCATTTAATTGCTCAACGGTTTTCTTTTCCATTTGATCAGTTAAAGCGTCGTTATATGCTTCGGCAAAAGTTTCTCCGGCTTCTTTTCCAAAATTTTTAATGTTTTCAAGTTGTTTGTCAAATCCTGTTTTTAATATATCAACAAAAGACATATCATTCGCCCCAGAGGCGGATTGTATTAAAGACCATAAAGTTTCAAAAGATATAATTAATTGTTTAATTGGTAATAAAGCTAAATTAAATGCGGTTTTTAATGCCGCTCCTAACATAGCTACCGACAATCTTAAATCTAACGAGCCATTATATAAGTCTACAAAATGATTATAGAAACCTACAATTACGGGCGCTACTTCGTTCCAATTTTTATATATAACGTAGGCAACCGCAGCTAAGGCCGCAGCGACTAAACCAATCGGAGATAATATTGCACCAACAATCGTAGACAAAACACCAAAGGCGTAAATTAAAGGCCCGGCTGCTGCTGCTAAACCGGCAACTCCTAATATTATTAATTTAGTACTTTCGTCTAAATTTCTAAAAACATCTAAAGCGGCATTTAATTTTACTACTATTTTTGTAAATAATGGCAAAATAATTTGCCCAAACGAAACGCCTAATTCTTTTAAAGTCTCTTGAAAAATACGCATTTGGTTTGCCGCACCACCGCTTGTTCTAGCAAAATCCCCTTGAGCATTAGCCGTTTTTGACATTACATAGTTGTAACGTAATTGCACCTTTTCGGCTTGTGTAAATTTCTTTATGCTTTTAGTAATGCCCTGTTCTAAAGCAAATTGTTGTAGGTTTACTTCGGTCATTACAATACCAAGACGCTTTAAACTTTCCGTTTCCCCGGTAAATACTCCATTTAAGGCGGTCGTAACCTCCTCAATATTCATATTCTTAAACGAAGATAAATCCCCCGCTAAACCAACCAATGAAGTAGATAAATTTGCAGCTTCGTTAGTACTTAAACCCATTGAAGTACTCATATCGCCAAACAATGCGGCCATATCCAAAGCCGTACCCTCGGCAATACCAAAACTTTCTAAAGTAGTTTTTGCAAAATCTCTTACGCCGCCGCTAGAGTTTTTAAATGCTACGTCTACTTTATTTAAACTTTCTTCAAAATCGGAAGCAAATTTAATAGCCGCACCACCCGCCAAAGTAATTGGAGCGGTAACGTAAATGCTCATTGATTTACCAATACCTTGAACCTTTTTTCCAAAAGATTCTAGCCTTGAACTTGCGGTTTTTAGTGAAGCATTGAGTTTGGTGGCGTCCCCTTGTAGAACAACCTTTAAAATACTTTCCGGCATACTTTATAATTTACTCCAAAAATACAAAAAAATAAACCTTTAACTTTTGGGCGCCATAGATTCGACCTTTTTCTTAAATGCTTCGTATTGGTCTTTAGTAGATTTTGGTTTGCCTTTTTCTAAATAGCAATCTTGTGGTAATGGAAATAGTTGTTCCGGCGAAACCATATTAGCCTTCTTAGATACATTAACATTGATAATCATAGAAGCCAAATATCGCGTTTGCTCCCATTGAATATTCAATTTAATATTATGCGATTCGCCTAGTAATTGATTTTCCTTCCAAGTGTTAGACCAAAACTCGTTTGGTTTTATGCCAACTTGCCCAATGTAGTAATCCAATAAGGAATCCCAATTAAGTTGGCTATTTACTTTCCCTCGGCTTTTGTAGTACGTTTTACTTTACGTTGAATACCCATATTAAGGTCATTGCCTAAAATACGAGATTCTAACATAGCGTTAATAATATCCTCTAATTTTTCGGCCGGCATATCCTCTAACCAAGCGCCAACTTGAAACTCGTTATAATCTATTTGATTGCCCTCCTCTTGGTCGTAAGCCAATAAACCGGAATATATAAGGGTTCTAATTTTGGAAATGCTCATTCCATTATTAAAAACTTGCCCAATATCCTCTAAAGATATTCCTAAAATTTCTGTAAAATTAGCCCAGAAGTTCATAGAAAAGTGCATATTTCTATTTTTACCCCCTAGCTTTAAAGTGTAGTAGCCTCTTTTCCTTGTTGCCATTATGTTTAAATTAAATATAAGCGCAAATAGGGCATAATTGCCCTACCTACGTTTATTTGTTATTGTTATGCGTTTACACTGGGAACAATAGCACCTGTAATGGTAATAGAACCACTATAAGAAACAGGGCTTTCAGCATCAGCGGAAACTTCTAAGCTATCAATAAAACCAGAACCGGTGTAAATAGTGTCCCCACTTGCCGCGGTTCCAAAGCTAAAATCAACTTTGGTTCTATTGATAATGTAATCAGCAATTTCTACCGAGTTGGCGGCATCGTCATAAGCAACCAATCCATCAAAAGAAATTGAACCACCTCTTGCTCCCGCAATAACTTCATTCCAACCCGCGCTATCCTTAGTTGTAGCATCTGGCAAGTCTTGAGAAAAAGAAATTGAGCAGCTTGTTGTGTGTCCAATAGTTGCTAAAGTACCGCCGCTTCCAATCACTTTGATTAGTAAGTCGGTTCCGTTAAATACGCCTTGAGTAGCCATATATTTATAATTTTAATTTAAAGTTTTTTCAAAGATACAAATAAATAATTATACGTTATTCCAAGCGGTGGCTATGGTATTCCAATATTCAAATATAGTATTCCAAACTCTTTGGTTAGTAACACCTATTAATGAAGTTAATTGAATATCCAAATCAAATGAAACCGAATTATTTGTTTCGGCTTTTTCACTAACCGCTTCAATATATCCGGTTCCGCTTATTATATGCTTATTATTTACAAAATCTTTAAAGTAAATAGTTAATGGCGCCCTTGTTATTAGTAAATCAACTAATTGCTCATAATTTAACGCATTGCTATAATCCGTTAAACCCTCCGTTTTTAGTTTACCACTTCTAACTCCGGCAATAAATTCACTCCAACCTTCACTATCTTTATTTGTAGTGTCAAGCAAATCTTGACTTAAATTAAACGTAGTGCTTTTACTATGCCCTAACGGCGTTTCGCCATTATATAATAAAAAGTTAGATGAGTTTAATAAAGCCATTCGCTAATCTTCAACAACCTCTTCAACAACTTGCTCGTAAGAACCGTCTTTTAAATCTATATTTATTTTACCGTATTTTTCCTCTAACTCTTTTTTAGTTTCGTTTTGCTCTTGGTTAATCGAAGCTAAATAATGTAGTATTTCGTGTTTTTGGGCTTCCAAAATACCTAAGTCGTGAAAGGCAGCGGCTTTTGTTTGCTCTTGCTTTTTTAAAGTTTCTAATTCTTTTTCCTCTAGTTTACTCATAATTAAAATATTTTTACAAAAGTAATAATTTATTCAATTGTTTCGTCTATTTGCGCACTAAATCTTTTAGTAATAATCACAGGGTTTGCAATCTTGTCTAATTGGTCATCTAAATTAGCTTTTAAGCTATCTAAATCCATCTTAGCCTCTAACCAAGCTACTACGTCATCTTCGCTTAGTTCGTCAAAAGGAGTAAATTCTTCCTCACTAGGTGCTTCTAAAGATTCTACACCAATGCTAGTAGCATTGTTTGTTCCATCTGTTGCCTCATAACTCCAATGTACGTTATGAATACAATCTTTTAATCCGTCTTTGTCTACATAGCAATCCATTGCTACAATTCTCATTTTGTAAGTGTTCATTTTTATCTATTTATTACCATTTATTAATTGGGCACTCTGCCCCTTTTACTAAAGTCTTTGCGGCTAGGTTGCAGCCGCAGATTTTACATTTGTTCTCCGTTCTCTTTTCGCAAGAATCACACACTATAAGTCTATGCTCGGCTAATTCAGCTTGTTCTCTAGTTGGTTTAAATCCCAATAAAGCAAATGAATACTTTGCCCACCCATAAAATATTTGTTCAATTTTTGTCATATTATAAACAACCAAAGTTTCCAGTAAATGCAGCGCCATTCCAATACCTTACGGGAGTTCCTTGAGGCGCATTAGGGTCATAATAATAATCGGCAGGCGCAGGCTGACAGCTTCCGCCCCCTATATTTTCATATAATTGGGTAGCGTTTAGCCAAACAGAATTATTCCTATACCTAGTCAGTGTTCTAGTTGTATTACAAGTTTGAGCATTAATCCCTTTAACGGAAGTAAATGCAAATAAAGTAGAACAAGACAATCCATAGTCGTGGTCATATCCATACCACTCGCCTATGCTTAATTCACTATTTTGGTTAAACTCGGTTAATGTAGTTGGATAAGGGTAATTAACCCCGTTAGTGTTAGTCGCTTCGTAGTTTTCTCCAGAACCGTGAGCATTGCCACCTAAAAATAAATCAAATAAACTTATAGGCGGATTAATACTAGACCCAGAATTGTAGTCGTCATATTTTTTCTCTTTCGCCATTTTAAGCATACTTAATTCTCCACTACTTGGAACAGCCATCTAATCTCTTTTTAAGTTCGTCTATTTGTTGTTGTTGCTCTTTAATTGCTTCTATTAACACACCAACTATGTTTCCGTAGGCTACGGATTTCATACCTTCGCCATCTTCTTGAACAACTTGCGGTAGTACCTTTTCAATTTCTTGAGCAATTACTCCAATAGATTGTTTATCGTCTCCTATCTTGTTGTATTCAACGCCTCGTAGTTGAGTTACTTTATCTAAAGCATTTTCAATTGTGTTTACGTTTTCTTTTACTCTAGCATCTGAATAAGCAATTATATCTCCCGTTGCTCTAATTGTTCCATTAACATCTAATTTATAGCTAGGTGTTGAATCCCCAATTCCTACGCTGCCTGTATGGTCGATAGTCATTGCTCTAGTAGTAGGTAATGCACCCACACCGTTTAAATCAGAAGGGTATGATTGAGCTATACCGTAAACATCAAAACATAAATTTGCTCCAATTAGCCTAATTCTGTCTCTTCCAACTGTATCGCTCTGACCATCGTTTCCTTTATATAGAATAAGTTCTGAACGTTCAGAGTCTGCATAAACTCTTTCTCCAATATATGTAGTACCGCTTATGTCCCCTGTAGTACCGTGAAAAGTAATATAATTCTGTGTACCAGCAACACCTAATTTGATATTACCTGCAACATCCAATTTTTCACTAGAGCTAGTCGTCCCAATTCCTACTCGTCCTGCGGAATCAATACGCATACGTTCTGTGTTATTCGTAGAAAACCTTAATGGGAATGAGTTTACAGAATTAAGATTTGTACCAAGACCACCTCCGTTTTCAATATCAAAATTAGCAGTCCCTGCATCGTTTTTTAGTCTTATACAGCCACCAGTTCCATCGCTAATAGTAAGTCCAGACTGACCTGAACCAAAACTATGCGGTGAAGTTTCTCCAATACCTACGTTGCCGTTTGCTACAATATTTAAAATATCATCATTAGAATAAAAACCAAATCCAGCATAGTTACTTGTAGAACCTGCTCCGTTATATTTGAAGCGCATAACGGCTGAATTATTTTGACTATTTGCTTGTCCAATAGTAAAAGCGTTGAAATTACCTGGATTAACTCCCATTGATGAAATGGAAATAGCATTGTTTGCGGCTAAACTATGTGTAACTGTTGCGTAAGTTCCAACGGTTGTGAATTTGCCGTTTGGCGAAGTCGTGCCGATTCCTACGTTACCCGAAGAATCAATGCGCATACGTTCTGTGTCATTAGTCCACAGTCCCATTATATTATTGACTCCATCTAATTTAAACCCTGCTCCTATTGTAGTACTTCCTGCTGAAGGGTTTGCATATAAATATTTATTTCCAACTAACTGAACATCCCCTGCACTTGTAATACGCATACGTTCAGAGCCATTATTTGTGGTAAATGTTAAAAATCCACCAACACTACTGCCCCCTCTATAAAAAGTTACGGCTGCATTTTCAGTACCATCATAATACAAACCGTGTTTAAATGCATAAATAGCATCACCGTTACCTGTACCGTTATTAAATGTAGTTAAATTAAATGCTGGTTCACTTGCATTGGTTAATTTCATCCAAGCAGCACCTGGTAAATACGCAATATCCAATCTAGCACTCGGACTTGTCGTGCCGATTCCTACTCGTCCTGAAGAATCAATACGCATACGTTCTGAAAGAGTACCTGAACTACTTGTGGCAAATTGAAGTTCTCCACTATTAACAGCAGTTCCTTGAGATGATGTTATTCTACCTACTTCTGCAGCAGTACTTGTTTTGTTCCAAAACTGAATCATCGCATTCTGATTCCCTGTCGCTGCATTTCTATTTCCCGCTAACTCAAGAATAGCTGCATTATCTCCTGAAGGTGTGTGGACATACAATGTTCTAAATGTTCCTGAATAACCTGTTAATTTAGAATTTCCACCTATCCCTACGTTTCCACTTGAGTCAATACGCATACGTTCTGCTCCACCTGTTGTTCTAAATCTCCAATCAAGCCCACTTGTTATATAAAATGTATTCCCTGATGGAGACCTATAATCCGCTGCCGTTACACTTCCCGTTGCTAATATATTTCCAGCAACATTTAATTTTTCACTTGGCGAAGCCGTGCCAATACCTACGTTGCCTCCGTTAGGATTTAAAGATAAACTATAATTTGTAACTAAGCCATCTTTGTTTGTTGCTTGAATCCAACCATACGTAGGGCCAACATTCATTCCAAAATCTAAAGTCTCTCCATATGTAAGGTCTCCAGGTGTTAATCTTAGTATTCCGTTTTGAGTAGTACCTGAGGTTTGTGGTATACCTTGATTTAATCCGTTAGCACCACTATCTACTTGAAGTGTTTGTGTAGGATTATTAATTCCTATCCCTACTCTACCTGAAGAATCAATACGCATACGTTCTGTAGAGTTAGTTTTAAACTCTATTCTGTTTCCTACATCTCCACCAATTAAGGATATTTCAGATTTTAAAGTTGAACCAGCTTTTATATTAGTTGTTGTTGCATTAGCGTCAGAACCTATATTTGTGGTATAAGGATATGACCTACCCTCTACTTTTCCAGATGTAGATAATCTTATAGTACCATTAACATCTAAGGTAGCACCAGGACTAGTCGTTCCGATTCCTACGTTACCACCATTAAAATATGAATTTCCGTTTGAGTGTAATTTAATTTTAACCGTTCCTAAAGTGCTTAAATCTAAAATACCTTCATCACTACCTCCACCATCGTAAACGCGAAAGAAATCATAATTTTGATTGCCATTTATTAAAATGCCTTGACCTGAAGATGTGGCTTTTAAATGAAGCAGCGTTGAAGGACTAGTCGTACCAATACCTACTTTGCCATCGTGGTCAATTCTTACAGCCTCATCTAATGTTTCATCATTTTGTGTAACAAAAAATCCTAAGCCTGTACTTGAATCCGAATCAGAAGCGCTTTCTCTAATAGCAGCAATACTTGCTCCTACTAAACTATCACCTGGTGTTGTTGCTGCATTACCAGCTATTCTAAACTTAATACCAACTCCTTCGCCTCCAACTTGATTAATTGAGTTATTATCATCTCTTGAAGAAATGGTATACGGATAATCTATTGCGGAAGCCGCTGATAACTGTTTACTAATTTCTAACAAAGAGGTAGGACTAGTCGTACCTATACCTACGTTGCCATTTCCTAATATAGTCATAGCCCTAGTAGTAGGCAATACACCTACGCCGTTCAAGTCAGTGGGGTATGTTTGTGCAATATCATATACGTCAAAGCATAAGTTTGCTCCGATTAATCTTATTCTATCTGGAGATGCGGTACTAACGTGACCATCGTTACCTTTATACAATATAAGTTCCGATTGTTCAGTCCCACCATAAATTCTCTCTCCAATATATGTAGTTCCGTAATTATTAGCATCGCCCGTAGTTCCGTGAAATGTAATATAGTTTTGAGACCCTGCTTTTCCTATTTTAACATTATCCCCAACATTTAATTCTCCCGTAAGAGTTCCGCCTGTTAAAGGTAAATGGCCTATTTGGGAATAGCTATATGCGCTATTCCAATTTGATATATTTGTTGAGGTAAAGTTATTTTCAGTCCAAACAGTATGCGTATGCCAAGTATTTGAATCGGTGTTAGAATGAACCTTTATATTGCCATTGTAAGCAAATTCTAAACCAATGCTTGAAGTTGAACCTCCTACATCTCCAGACATAAAAACCAAACCGCTATAACCTACGTAGCTTGTCTTATAAAATCCCGCAGGAGGGTTGTTTGGCCAAAGAGTAGTGTCTCCAAAATTTGCATTGCTATTACCTATTTGACCTAGACTTATGCTTTTGTAATATCTACTATCTAAAGTTGTGTAATAATCTCCAATAGAAAACTCACTTGTAAATGAATACGCGTTATCCCAATTAACATCTTTTCTTGTTCCTGCACCTGTTCCACTTGAAGGTTTTAAATAAATACCTTCTTTAAACATTAGCTTTCCGTCAGCTAAAATAGTTGTGGTAGTTTCACTACCTCCTATTACAAAAGCGTCTCCAGAATCATAAGAAGCGCTATTTGCGTGGTAGTAAGAAATATTACCTCGTTGTAAATAGTCGCTAGCAGAATGGTCTGAAAACATAATACTAGCGCCTACTCCATTTGTAGTAGTTTTAAATTCAGCTAAATTATTTCCATTATTACCACCTCTAACATCTAAAGCCAATGATTGACTTGAAGATATTATTGATGCCGCTCCACTAGCTGAAACATCTAAAACAGCGTTTGGAGCAGTTGTTTTACCTATTGCTAATCTATTAGGGATATTTACATAGCCATTACCCGCCATTGAAAATGCCGTTGATGCACTACTCCCTTGCTTTATTCTAAAGACATCTCCCGTAGTAATAGCACCATCTAGGTTAGCGTATATTTCGACTAGACCTCCATTTGTACCACCTCCATCTATTTTAGATAAGAAAGCGCCATCTACGTCCCAAATAAGTCCACGAACCGCCAATGTAGATTCTGTATCAAATATAATATTGGCAGCGCCAATAGATAAATCAGCCGCATCTATATTAATAGAACCCTCTACCACTACGTTGTTAGGGAATGTTACATCACCATCTGCGGTAACTTCAAAAGCAACTTTAGGAGTTCCTAAGTTTTCAGATATTAGTTTTAACTTATTATTATTACCACTACCAACGCCCTCATAAAATAACTCATATCCATAGCCAGTTCCATCTCCTCTGTTTCCAATGTATATGGCGGTATTTGCACTAGCTAAATTATCTCCACCTACATATAAACTATGATATGCTTGCTTGTAAGTTACGTCTCCCCTTTTTATGATAATATCATTAGCTACCGTTAGCGTGCCACTCATCGTGTCCGAAGTGTCACTTCTTAGAAACTGTGTACTGTTTAGATTGTCTAGTAAATTAGAGTTAGCAGCATAAGCAACGGATTGACTACTTATATTTCCTGCGTGAATAATATCATTACTCCCCCATTTTAAATTACCACTACCATCTCTACCTAAAGCAGTATTGCTAACATTTCCAAATGTTAAATAACCTTTTGTAGGGTCTTGTTGCCCAGAAAGCCTTGTGGTGTTACCTAAATTTATATCTCCAAGCCAAGCATCGTCTCCTAATCTTATATTTGTTCCGCTTCCATTACTTGTGGTATAAACAATCGGAACGGTTAAATTACCCGTAAGTGTACCACCCGTTAAAGGTAAATAATTGCTTAAAGAATTAGCGGCAGCATAATAGCTACCTTGCTGACCATCTAAAGTGTCAGCATCTATGTTTAACGCATCTATATTAGTCTTTGTAATACCTAACTCCGCCCTAGACCAAGTTACATTAGTAGAACCGTTTAAAGATTTTCCTGTATCGCCTATCGTAATAGTCCTAGAAGTACCCCAAATAGCCGTAGTAATATTGGCGCTTCCATTAAAAGAAGTGCCATTGATAAACCTAGCAGTTTGCAAAGTAGTTGCCGTACTAGCATTAGCGTCTAAGTCTCCATCTAAAGGGTGGTAAAAACTACTATAATCGTTTTCATCAGCTACAATAGCACCTAATCTACCAAATACCGTTGTAACCGCATCGGTATTGTCTACCTTTTGCCAAGACGTACCATTAGAAATAACCCAATCCCCAATAGCATATTCAATAGTCTCGTATGTACCCGCAGCGGAAGTAACGTAATAATGACCTTTAACCGTACTAGCGCTAGGCAAAGTTGGCGTGTTATTACTAGCGTTCCAAGTGCCTTGGTATTCTAATTGACCAACAATAGAGTCTGGTAAATATGCTTCCGATATTTTTGCGCCACTATCTAAAGGCGCATAACCGTTAGCTAAACCTTTTTGGTGTACACTTTGGTATGTATTTGAGTCTACGC